CGGTGCAATGATGCTGCCGTCAACGTACAGACTGCCGCCCCGTAACAGGTGCTGCATCTGCTGTTCACCGATATGCAGGCCGAGAGATTCAGCAGACTCCCGCCATTCTTTAGCGAGTAATTCGTGGTTATCAGGCAAAGGCTGTGGCTGTTTGCGGCTCTGTGTCCAGTTCTGCATTTCATCACTGCTGTTTTTTGCCTGTTTGTCACGCAGCGAACGCATCAGCGCCCGGCGTTCGTGCCGTTTCAGTGAGCGCACCCATTCGTTCACGTCAACGCCGTCAGGAAGCTGCGGCCACGGTGCTGGCCGTTCTTCCGGCTGTTCTGTCCCGTTGTTGTCTGTTTCCTGTACACGGGGACAGTTATTGCCACGAGTCCAAGGGGCGGCAGGGCCGCCCTGAAGGTCAAAACCATTTTCGCAGGCGCTGTCTTCCGCTTCCGGTTTACGTCTTACCAGCTTCCAGTTATCCGGGTGCGTGCACACGCGGGAAGACTCTCCGATGAGCGGCGACCAGATCCCGTAAATCTGTACACTCTGCTCGCCGTAATCGTTCAGCTCATCTGCGAGGTCGTAGGCGGTGCGAATCAGGTAGTCTTTACGTGGAACAAGTACGCCGCCCTGTTTTTCAATGTAGGAGGCAAAACACCCGGCATCGGCGGCAGCGAGTACCGCATCCATTGCGTCATCCTTCAGCCGTTGCGGGCCTTCCGGATTGCGTGCCATCTGGCTGGCAAGGCGGCGCAGTTCACGCCACACCTGACGGGAGGGGATGCCAAAGAACTGGAACTGGCGGACCCGATGAAGGCGCGCCCAGCCGATGGCGCGCTCCACGCTCTCGGCCATTGATTTTCCGGTTTCGTGGTCAACGCGTGGTTTGCCCGTTTTCGGGTCGATTCCATCCACGGCGCGGCTGTCCAGATTTTTTCCGATGTAGGTGGCGATGTAGCTGGTTGGCGTGCCTTTGGAGCCGTCGACATACTCCACCTTAAAGCGCGGAGTAATATCATTGCCCAGCTCGTGGCGGTCTTCCTGAATGGCAATATCGCGGGTGATGGCCACGATGCTGTCGATTTCTTCCGGATGAGCAAAGACCATCATATGCCAGTGCACGGTGCCGTCATGGTGAGGCTCCACCGTGCGGATGCCATACCAGCGCAGGCCGTCGCGGTTCAGTTTTTTGCGGACCGCCGCAAAAAACGTGTTAACCAGATAATCGCTGGAGTCGCGCATGGTGGCCCCGTTCCATTTGGGATTCGGATGACCGTTCTCTGTTGTGGCGTGGTATTTTGACGGGCAGGTGACAGTCAGAAACACCGCTTTGTCGCCACGGGCTTCGGCCAGAAGTTCCAGCCCCTTCATGGTGGCCATCATTTCTGCCTTACGGTGAACCGGGTTACTTACTCCCGCGTAATACACCGTCTCGAGATCAATCGTGAACCCGTCTTCATTTTCCAGCATGAAACTTTTCAGGAAATCGCGTGTTTTCTCGCGCTGTGCGCGAAACTCGCTTAACGCGTCCTGGCTCAGATAGGGCGATGTTTTTCTGGAAACCAGACAGGCGGCGCGGAGTTGTTCTTCTCTCCACTCGCAACGTAACAGCCACAGTTTGCGTTTCCACCATTCTGCACAGGTCAGGCGAAGGATTGCGCCCGGCAGCAGCTCCGTGTCCGGTTCGTTCCTCCGGTCTTTGTCTGTTGTCAGTGCGTCATAATGCGGAGGCATGGCGTGCAGGTGTAACGCCATGCGGGCCAGCATCTGATACGCCTTCAGCGTTACATCCATGGTCAGCTCGCCATCAGTCGCACCAAAGCCATCGCAGAGCTTTTCGAAGGTGCTGCTGAACATCGCCGCCGTCATGGTGGCCAGCGTCTGTATCTGGTGTTTGTTGAGCTGCGGCAGGTAAAGCAAATCGTCCAGGCGTTCGCGTCCGGCAATGGAGCGATAACCCGGTGTCAGCCAGCGGCTGTCGGTGCGGTCCAGACGTTCGAATATTTTGCGCAGGGTTCCGCGCGCGTAGCGTTCCGCCTGCCAGCTCTTTTTGCCTTTCTGACGATCGGCTTCCTGTTTTTTGCGCAGGAAAGAGAGGTGGCGGCTCAGAGGTTCACGCAGATAAACGGGAAGCACCTTCAGTGTGGCAAAAGCACGGGCCACCGGGTCTTGTTCTGTTGCCTGACGCTTGCTGATGATGCTTTGTGCCAGCTTTTCACGCTGTCCGGCTTCCTCAAGGGATGCCATGAGTTTTTTACCCACGGTGGATTGTGCGAAAAAGGCTTCCTCCTTCGCTTCCTGTTCTTCCAGAGCCTTTTTGTCTGCCTCAAGGTAGTAACGGATGGCGCGTTGCAGGTCGGTTTCAGTTTCCTGCCTGTGCTCCGTAAATCTGGCCGGATCAATGGCTGGCCGTGGCTCATTCCAGCTCCATGCAAACTCACTCATGGCTGGTATCCCGTCACGCGCTGCCACTCCTGCGAAAAGATGGCGGAAAGGCGGTTAAATTCAGCGGTGTATTCACTCAGCGAGGCACACCCGCCAGCAGTGCGATGCGCCAGCATTGCCGCAAATGCGGAGGCCGGGGAGTCGTAATACGCCAGCAGTGATTCGCCGTGTGGTGTCAGGCAGTGCAACGCCAGCCCGTGTGGTGTGAAGTCCACGCGGTAGCAGTCGTCTACTGTGAAATAAAGGGTGTCCGCGTTCTCCGGTTTTGTGGTGCGTGCTCTGTTGTCACGACCACGGATGTAAAGATCAAATAATCCCTGAAGAACGGGAGCCAGACGGGTGTCCTGTGTGCGCACCCATCCTGTGAAGTCATGAGCGTCAATCATGCTGCAATTCTCTTTACTACAGATGTGCGAAGGCCTCCCGCCGCAAGGTGCAGGAAAGGCCCGGAACAGGAATTAATGGAGTTTGTTTTGCTGCTGGATGAGCTGCTGAAGCTCGCGCAGATCATCCGCCAGATAGCTGAAAACAGCGGATGAATAGAGGTTTGAAAGTTCGCAGCTACGCTCATGCAGCATATTGATGTGCATGATTTTAGCGACGCGGAATGCGCGGGAAAGTCTGCGGTTGATTTCAGTCTGGATGTGACGACGCTCCGCGATAGCGCGGTGCTGTTTGCGGTTTGCCATGGTGTTTGGCCTCTTCGTTTGTGAGTTTTTGGATACTCACCAACCAGAGTTGAGAATCTCGGGGTGGCGAGACGTACGGGGTTCTCAACACCGGCAAACGAAGAAACCGGCCCGACCGAAGTCGGCCCCGTACGCCCCACCATAATTCGTGTGCGAAAAAGACGTGGCAATACAGTACGCACAAAAAAACCGCTGGCGCGGTTGTGCGCTTCGTTTGTCAGCAGGTTGAGAATCCCGGCACCCGTTTTATGAGGTGCAGCAGAAATGTAACCTGACTGATTGCGGCATGGCAAGCGGTTTTTTTGTGTGTGCATGATGATTACTCAGTTTGGTAATAGCTCGTACAGCACGGCGTCGGCGGCGGTTCGGCGGTTGTAAAGCCACCATACTGTGCTGTATGCCACCTGTATCCCTGTGATTTTGTGTATATGTCTGCTTATTTCCCTGAATGGCATGCCGTGCCCATCACGCAATTCAGTTACCAGATGAACAATATGATCGTCGTATTTAGCAGCATGATGTATGCCTCCACACTTCATTGCGCTGTAACCACGATCGCGGAGTATTTTTTGTATGGTGCATTTGCTACATTTCATTTCCCGCGCCATATCCCTCTTACTTTTTCGGTGGCGGTTGCTGATTATTTCTGCTATTGCCTTTTCATCCAGCCGCTGGCGTTTCCGCCCAATCAGCCCTCGCTTGCGCAAGGTGATAAGGCGCTGCCCCGTTGCATGAAATGAGCGATTAAGTCTGGATGTCATTTCCCTGATGCTGTGTTTCGGGTACATGCTTATCAGCAACGCATCTTCCTGTTTCGTCCATTGTTTAACGTGTCTTGGTGCCTGACCGGGGATGCCCATGGGTTTGAGTTTCATTGTGATTTGCTCCCTTACTGGTTAAGGAAAAAATCGAAAACGTTGTCGATGCGTTGTAATAGCTCGCGCTGTATTGCTTCCGGTGTTTCCGGTTCACCAGGTGCCCCCAGTGTTGCGCAGAAATCAGTGATTTCATGATGGAGCGTCAGGCGAATGGCAGGCGCCGTAGTTCTGGCGTGCTCCAGCTCATCCAGCAGTGCCAGCACAGCAGATGGTGAGAGCATTGCGCGAAACGCCAGTAATTTTTGATGTGTTGCCATTCGTTGCAGGTCAGTCGCCAGTTCGCGTAATTCCTGGTGGTTGATGGTGCTCATGCTCTGGCTTCCTTCAGTAGCTGGTTAAACATGTGGGTTAGTGGGTTACCACACCCGAACGGCATCGGGTTTACCTGGTAAGAGAACCGACCACCTGTTTTGCGCTCTTTTCTTACGACTGAACCGCTGCGCCAGAGTCGGCGTAACTCCGCATTAATGGCTGTAGTTGGGGTATTCAGTGCTGCGGCGATTTCTCCACCGCTACAGCCCGGATTGGCTGTGATGTAGTCCAGAATGGTCATCTGCGTGACTCCTGTACCTGTCGGATAAGGTTCACCTGCACCACGTTGGTGGCGCAGAAGTAAGTGTCGTCGGTGAGATAAATGTGATGCGCGTCAGGTTGCGAACGGTGACGGTCGAGCGTTTTAATCAGCCGTTCGTCAACTTCGTATTCACGTCCTCTGGAAGTGAAACGAACGACGGTAAATCGCTTAATTGCCATTACGCCTCCTTGGCGTGTGCGAATACCTCCGCGAATGCGGATTGTTTTTACATTTTCTTATTTAACCAGTGGTTTTATTTGCTCTGTTATTCGCCAGTGAAAAAGCGTTCAATCTTTTTTACTGAATGAATAATTCGCATAATCCCAATGGCGCAGGCCACCGAAATAATCAGAACAAGCCATGAGATAAATATACTCATGCAATATTCCCCAGTTTATATGGCTCAATATGGTCCCCGTTTTCTGCGGCGCAGACGAGTATGGAAAGCTCGTCGAGCGCGTCCGGGTCGTCAATGTAAAAAGCTGTGTCGTATATACTCTTGATGGCCCTGGTCAATGACTCTCGGGCTGCGAGTTCAGCATGAGTGCCTGATGCGCTTATGCGAAAATGAAAGCGATCAAGTGCTTTATTGACGAGAGTTTTATATTCTTTATCCATCGCAACGCCCTTTAATCTGCCTTTTGAATTTCAGCTTCTGAATCCATGCAGATAATTTCGATATAGGGTTCATCGCCATTAACCTGACGTGCTTTTTCAGCTTCGCTAATAATTTCGCGCACGGTCTGGTACGGAAGTTCCACAAACAATCGCGTGCCGTTCAGATAAAGGTAAGTAGCCACATCTTTTGCTGCCGGGACTACAGCATCAATAGCCGATGCGCGTAATAACAGTTCACCGCGAAAATCAATAAAACGGATAAATACACCTTGTGCATGCTCTTTGGTCATAAAGCACCTGTTATAAATCAGCCTGTTTAATAAAACTTTGCCCGCGAAGCAGACGATCAACCGTGCGTAGTGCTTCGTATAATGTGAAATCCTGCCCGAACTGATTGTCGCCGCAGCTCAATGCAAAAATGCGGTTTCCGGTAAACGGATTGCGTGGGCATTTGTGAACCACGATTCCAGCTTTCTCAATCAGCCAGGCATGCTCGCCGATTTGTTTTACTGGGTAGCCATCCGGCGTTGCGTGTGTATCACTCAGGCTGTAGCGGATGTTGCTGCGTGATGCACTGGTAGCGAAACGGTTAGCGTGGCGTTCAGCACCATTACGAAAGCGTGAATTACGTTGCTGTTTCATATCAAAACTCCCTGCATCTCATGCAGCAAAATTAAGGAAGCCTAATCCCAAATCTTCCGCCAGCTTCTTGGCTTTATTAAGCCAGTGGTTGCGCCAATCTTTACGCTCAGGAGGAAGCTGTTTCGTTGCGTCATAGACCATTTCGAGCCACTCGTTCCATAGGATGAGAAGGCGGCGTGAACTTCCTTCCTCGCCTAAAACTTCACGCTCAGTGGCCAGAGGGATGAGCCGACGTTCCACCAACTTTCTTACGGCTGATTCGGTCTTGCCCGTGCGGCGGGCAAATTCATCGACGGTGATGGGGTCTGGGATCTTAAACAATGCCCTCAATAGTTCTTCATTCATGTGATAATCTCCCTGTTTGGGGTATAGGTGAGATATTTACCCCATAGTTCAACTCATTGTTTGCATAATGCACTACATATTTGGAGAATGCAATATGATTTTGGAGATTGGTGAAAAACTAAAACTAATGCGTGAAAGTGAGCGCATTACAAGTCGCAATGAGGCTGCTGAGTTAATAGGTATTCCGCATAACGCGCTATGGCGTTATGAGACTGGCGAATCCATACCCAAAGGGGATGTAATGATGAAAATCTTAAATTGCCCGCGGTTCGAAAAATATGCCTTGTGGTTTATGACTGGGAAAATTGCGCCTGAATCCGGGCAGATAGCTCCGGCTCTCGCACACTATGGGCAAGAGCCAACGGATTTACCCCCATCCGAAAGGAAAATTGGTTAACCCTTTATTATTCTTACGTTTTACAAACTGGAAATGTCTTTCCTCGTTTCACCGGAGGGCTTGCCAATGGCAATTAAAGCACTCGATGGTGGACGGTATAAAGTGGATGTTAGACCGCGTGGCCGAAGTGGACGTCGGATTCAGCGGATTTTTAAGAAAAAGGCAGATGCAGTGGCCTTTGAGCGTTATGTTCTCAGCCACATGCACGATAAGGAATGGCTTGAAAAGCCAACAGAGCAACGTCATCTCTCAGATCTGCTTCCGTTATGGTGGGAATTGGGTGGACGCAATAAGCCATATGCTAACGGCGTTCTAACCAGGTTGAAAAAAATCATCAAAGAAATGAATGATCCAAGGGTTAGCCAGATTAATGCTCGTTTCATGGCTGCTTATCGAAGCTCCCGTTTATCTTTGGGAGTAAAAGAGTCTACTGTTCGGCGTGATGAGTCGGATCTCGGAGGAATGTTTACACTCTTGGCAAATGCCGGGGAATTTCACGGAGAAAATCCGCTCCGCGCCCTCCCCTCTTTGAAACGAAAATCACCCGAAATGACGTATCTCACCACGGAAGAAATCGCCAAATTACTGGATGCAGTAAGCGGTGATGCCCGGCGGATTACGCTACTTTGTCTCAGTACTGGTGCGAGATGGGGAGAAGCGAAAAATCTGCGCGCGGAACACATCATCAATAATCGCGTGACGTTTAACAAAACTAAAAACGGAAAAGTTCGAATTATTCCTGTCTCTGATGAAGTTGTTAGTGAGATCAAAACAAAGAAATCCGGCCTTTTGTTTGACGTCAATTATGAGGAATATCGCAAGGTGCTTCGCAGTGTTAAGCCAGACCTACCAAAAGGACAGGCTGTACATGTTCTACGCCATACCTTTGCTGCTCACTTTATGATTAATGGAGGAAATATACTTACGCTCCAGCGAATTATGGGGCACGCCACGATCCAGCAAACTATGACCTATGCGCACCTCGCTCCTGATTTCCTCCAGGATGCAATTTCACTTAATCCGTTAAAAGGAGGCATCCACATTTCATCCACATAA